ATGGAAAAAAATCAAGTTATGTTGGTGGTTCAGCAGAAGCAGATACTACAACTATGACACAAGCAGAAATTAATGAAATGGTACAAAGAAATGTAGACCATTTATCTGCAATACTTTTATACGCACCAGTAGACGCTAGTGACGATACTCCAGACGTAGCAGGAGCAGCAGGTAGTAAAAAGACTACTCACGTTGCAGCCGTTACAACTGGAACAAATTACATCGCAGCTAACTAATTTATAAACCAACACACCGACAAGTGTGCATAAAATCATAGGAGGACATTATGAAAAATAAAGAAACTGTCAAAGAAGAGGAAAATTCTGTAACTATAAATGGTACAGAAATGAAAGAGTCTCAACTTAATCAAGATCAAAAGTATTTTGCAAGTCAGATTCAAGAAGCAAGAATTAAAAGAACTCAATTAAAAAGAAGGCTGGATAGAAATACAGCAGTAATTAATGCTTTTGAATCAGCGTTAACAGAATCTACTAAAAAAGTAGCAGAAGAAATCTTATCTGAGGAAGAATAATATGAATTTTATTAAAAAGTTTTGGAATAATTTTATTGGCACTAAAGAAGTAAAAGTTAAAGTTGCTCCTAAAAAAGTTAAAAAGAAAAAAGCTAAAACAACAAAAATCACCACAAATAATATAGGCGACTAATGGCTACTGCTAAAGATGCTTTAAATGCTATAGAGTCTCACGAAAGAGAATGTAAAGCATTATATAAAAGTATTGATAAAAGATTAGAAGATGGCTCAAAACGCTTTGATAAATTAGAAAACATGATTTGGGCCGTTTATCCTTTTATACTAGCAACGGTAATGTTATCTAGATTGATTTAATGGACGGGGTTGTCCAATTAATAAACGAAGTTGGTTTTCCAATAGCAGCAGCTATAGGCTTAGGTTTGTTTATTTGGAAACTTATAAACAAAATAATAGACGGAATGGAAACTAAGGTAGATGTTCTTGACGAAAAAGTAAGCGCACAAATAGCTCAAATAGAAGATAGATTAGGTCAAAAATTAGATTCACAGCATGGTATTTTAATAGCCCTAATAGACAGGGTTAGATCTGTAGACAATGAGATAATTAGACAAGATACGCTTTTGAAGACTATACTTGGAGTACCACAACTTATGAATACAGATAGAATAGCAAAGGCAGACCGCGATGACCAACGTAAAGACTAAGAAAAGAGGAAGACCAAGCAACGCTGAATTAAAGCGTAGAAAAGAAGAAACTGAAAAAGATAAGCTTATACAATGGGTTTGTTTTATAGGTGTCGTTTTGTTTTTAGCTGTTTTTGTGCAGCAAGTAAATTCTGACGAATTGGTACACAAGTTTGGCAACCCTAGCTTCAGTGGCATAAATCAATCAGCTCACTATCTGACCATTGACGAACAAGAACGTACCCGGAAAGAAAAGATAGCCCAAGACGTACAAGATAAGCTAGAAGAAGCTGAGCGAGAAGCTGAAAACACAGTCTTGGCTAAATTTATTAGAAACCTTCAATCACGCATTTATTCCACATTAGCTAAAGATATTTCAGAATCTTTATTTAATTACGGCAGCACACCCACAATTGGTAACCCAGTATCTGGAGAAATTAATCTAGAAGGCAACATATTGCGATGGGTAAATAATGGCGTTACAATAACTCTAACAATTGAAGAGTGGTTTGATGGTGTATTAATATCTACTACAGAAATCGTAATCCCAATTGGATCCTTTGGAGGGTGTTGGGTTGATTGTGATGGTGGAGGTTAATGCCAGCTAATGAAATTTTTATTCATAGGTATATTAATACTCACTAGCGGTTGCGCTAGTATTGGGTTCCAAAACCAAACAAATTGTGTTCAAGGCCTTATCTGTCCAGAGGGTCCTAAAATCGTTCCAAGCGCAACCGCGCAGTTAGTCAATCTACCTAAACCGAACAGCCAGGCTGTCGTAGCAGTTTATAGCTTTGCAGATCTTACTGGTCAAAGAAAATCCAAAGATAATGTTGCTAGTTTTAGCACAGCCGTTACACAAGGATCTATTCATATTCTTATTCAGGCATTAAGAGATGCAGGTAAAGGAGATTGGTTTGTTGTTGTTGAAAGGTCTGGACTTGACAATTTAAGCCGAGAAAGGCAGCTTATAGCCAATACTAGAAAAACGTATTCTGGTGAAGAGGGTAACAAACTCAAGCCTCTTTTATATGCAGGGATGATTTTAGAAGGTGGGATTGTTGGCATGGATAGTAATATTAGAACTGGGGGATCCGGAGTTCGGTACTTGGGTTGGGCGGTTAAAAACCAGTACAGAGAAGATGTAGTTACAGTCAATCTTCGTGCTGTTTTAGTGCAAACAGGCGAAGTTTTATTAAATATCACAACAACAAAAACTATTTTATCTACAGGAGCTGGTACGGATTTATTTAAGTTTTATGAGATGGGTACTGAGCTAGTAGAAATGGAATCAGGCAGTACAGGTAATGAGCCTGTAACACAGGCTGTAAGGACAGCCATAGAGGCAGCTGTGTACGGTCTTGTGATGGAGGGTATGCAAAAACGCTTGTGGGACTTTGATTATGGTACACTTTACCTGGAGGACGACAATGAAGTTTATAAAGGTACTCAGTAGTGCCCTCATAATAATTATTTCAGTTAATGTAGTTGCTGGAAATAATGACATCTATATCACGCAAACTGGTACAGGTCTTACTTTGACAATCGATCAGATTGGAGCAACTAATACAGTCGGTACTTCCGGAGCAAGAGCAACGCTGAGCGGCACAAGCATGACCGTTGATCTTGACCAAATTGGTAATAGCAATGCCTTAGCAATAGCAATTGCACAAGGTAATTCTACTGGCTGGACCTACAAAGCAACTGGTGATAGTAATATAGGTACATTTGCTGTCGGCGCAACTGGAGATGTTGCAAACACAGATTTTGATTTTGAGGCAACAGGAGACTCCAACGTACTGACATTCACACAAGGAGACGCAGCATCCGCTACCTCTGGTAATCAAGATTTTGTCATAAGTGGTACATCGAACAATGTAAATGTTAAATGTAACTCAGTTGGTTGTATTAATAATTGGACGGTTTCAGGAAACTCTAATGATATTGATACTCTACAATCAGGCAGCTCTGACCACGCAATTACCGTAGCTTTAACGGGAAGTGGCAATAATGTGGACATAGACCAAACCGATACGACAAGCACGAATGTTGCAAATGTTATATCAAGTACCAGCAGCGGCACTATTAATATAGACCAATGCGCATCGGGCTGCTGATATTATTATTTATTGGGACTGTTACTAACGCAAACGAGATTGGGAAAATCTCTGAACTGCGCGGTAATGGAGAAATACTCCGCAGCCAAAACAACGACAAATTATTAGCTGAGTTGGCTTTAGGTATACTTAGCAATGATGACGTGCGAACTGGTGCCGGAAGACTTGCTATAGAGTTTGTTGACGATACAGTCCTCAAACTTACAGAACATTCCAACGTGGTCGTAGATGAATATATATTTTCTAGTACAGATCCATCTAAAAGCAGACTTGCACTTCGCATGGCATCTGGCACTGCATCTTTTTTGTCAGGTAAATTATCAAAAATTGATAAGAAAAATATATCAATAAAAACTCCTTCAGCAGACATAGCGATTCGCGGAACTTTTTTTTCGGCTTCCGTAGATGAGCTTGGACAATCACTCGTTATACTACTCCCGGATGCTGACGGAAATTCATCTGGTGAAATATCAGTTACTACTTGGTCTGGCACCGAAATTCTAAATCAGCCTTTTCAAGCAACAATGGTGTCTACTTTCGAGTCTAGGCCAACAAAACCTGTGGTGTTAGGCAACCTTACCTTGGGACTTATTAATAATATGCTTCTTGTAAATAAACCACCCGAAGTGCAAGAGGCTATAGCAGAACAAGAGAACGGCCCAAAAACAGAACTAGATAAAGATTTCTTTGAAGATGCACCAGATTTAGATGAAGACTACCTAGAAGAACAAGAAGAAATAAGTCGTTTAGATATAGATCTCTTAAGCTTTGATTTTTTAGTAGATTTATTTGCTATATTAGAAGCTGGATCCCAAAAAAATGACACTTCTGGTGGAATTATTAATGGAGTTGAATTAAAGGGTATAATACCTGGGTATGATCCTGTGTATCAAACATACTCTTTTGTAGAAGGTAATCATGTTTATTTTGTGCATCAAGGGACAAACACATTTGACATAGCTCTCGATAAAGATGCTTCGTCTTATCTAAATATTAATTCGGCTGGTATGATTATGGAGGTAGAAGTAAATGGTGCGGGCGATAACACTATTATTATTAATCAGTCTCCATAGCATACAAGCTTTTGCTGATAACACCGTGATTGTACAAACCAAAGGTTCTGGCTCCAGCATTACAGTGCAACAAGTTGGCTCTGGCAATGTCACTGGCGTTTATTGTGGACTAGGCAGTTTCGACAGCAGCCTAGTCAACACACACAATTGTGATAACGCTACTATTGGCGTAAGCGTAGATGGCAGCTCAAACATTGCTTATGCCCAGTCGGTTTGGTCAAATCACGATAGCCAGGTATGGTCTATAACCGTTGACGGTGATGATAACTACGCAGTTATTGATATGGATCAAGATGACAATACCTCTACCATCATCCAAAACGGCAACGATAACGATGCTTTAATTTTAGGTTCTGGCAATAACAATGTTTACAAAATAGAACAAACTGGCAACGATATGTACGCTAAGTTTCAGACGTTTGCAGATAACTCAGATATTTGGAGCACACAAGAAGGTACTGGCAATCATAATGTGTTTGTGTACAACGCGAACCAAGCAGACAACAATTCAACCAGAGTAATACAAAAAGGATCTGGCAATAAAGATGCTGATATTTTTTGGTATAACGATGCTGATAATAGTCGAGTAGTCTTGACACAACAAGGCAACGGATCTCATACAGCAAACATGAAGTTTTATACTGATGACTACAATGTCAACGTCATACAAAAAGGTGTAAATAACCAAGCCTATTCGGTTACCTTTAGCTGTGTAAGTAATTGCACTAAGACAATTAGCATTACACAAGAATAATGAAGAGGTGGATCTTCGTATTTTTATTGTTTTTATTGGGAGCTCCTATAATCTACGAGATTGCACCTTACGAAATACTAAAGCTAAAAACTTTTGACTCCTTAATACCGGAACAAGAGCCTAGCGGGTACTTCACAATATTAAATGTGACAGAGGCTGACATAGAAAAAGAAGGAGGATATCCTCTTAGCCGACAAACTCTAGCTAGAATACAAATTGATTTACTTAATGCGGGTGCTATTGGAGTAGGTTACGTTATTGCATTTCCGCGGCCGGATCGTTTCGGTGGTGATGCCGAGTTTGCAGAAGCTCTTTCATATAGCCCTAGTGTTTTGGCTATGTTTGAAACCGACAATAATAATTACCCTCCAACTACAGGCACAGTAATTCTAGGAGATGATGTTGGTGGTATTACAGCGCGTGGCGTTATACAAAATATTGATATTCTTAAACAAAACTCTAGCCAAGGTATTGCTGTTGCTAGACCAGAAATAGACTCATTGGTCAGACGATTACCTTTATTAATGCGTACACCAGATGGATGGGTCCCGGCATTTGGCACAGAAGTCTTAAAAGTATTAGCCGATGCAGACACCTACATTATAAAGACCAATGATAATGGTATAGAGGAAATACGAGTAAAAGGCTTGAATCCAGTTCCAGTAGACGCATTAGGTCGTAAATGGATAAGTTTTGTAGATACTCCTCAGACTGATCTTGCACAAATGGATGTTGCTAATAAGTTTGTCTTTGTGGGATTTACCGCTTTAGGAATTAGTCCACAACTCAGCACACCAGTTGGTTATTTAGAGCCTCACAAGATACAAGCTGCTCTTGCAGAATCAATATTAATCCAGGACTCGCCTACAGTGCCAGATTGGAGTTTAGCTGCTGAAATCGGTATTTTCCTCATTTCGGTGACGCTGACATGGCTTGTATTGCATTGGTTTGGTATAAGCCTTGGCATAGGTATGGCTGTTTTTATCATGCTTTTTACAGCTTACGGAGGTTATTACATGATCCAATCCGGTCTACTAGTCGATGTTACCGGGTCACTAATAGCACAATTTATAACAGGATCTACAGCCTTCTATTTAAGGTTTAGAGAGCAGTACAAACTAAGGCAACTTATAAAACAACAATTCGGTAAGTATTTGGATCCTCGAATGGTAAAGAAACTCCAATTGAATCCCGAACTATGTCAAATCAATGGTGCTAGAGTAAATTGCAGTATTATTTTTACCGACCTAAGAGGTTTTACAAGCCTTTCTGAATCTGTAGAACCAGAAATGGTAACTTACATAATGAACAATGTATTAGATGTCCAGGTAAAAGCTGTGAATAAGTTTTATGGCTGCACAGACAAGTTTATCGGAGATGCAGGCATGTTTCATTTTAATACAATAATTCCACAAGAGAATCATCACGATTTAGCACTAGAAGCTGCTTTAGAAATAGAAAAAAACATAAAAGAATTAAACCTAAGATTCAAAGAAGAAGGTATACCAGAAATAGCCATTGGTATTGGGGTAAACAGTGGCGTATGTATAGCAGGTAATTTTGGAGCCACCGATAGATTTGCTTTTAGTCTTATTGGCGATCCGTGCAATGTGGCAGCACGTCTAGAGTCTGGAACTAAGGAAGCTGGTGTTGGTACTTTGATAGGGCATGAAACTGCACAAAATTGTAAATATGTGTTAAAGTCCCTACCACCACTAAAAGTAAAAGGTAAAGCTGAGGCGTTAAAGATATATACATGGGAATGAAATTAAGCATTATATTAGGCGGGTTACTATTTGTTTCTTTAACTGGAAGCGCTTGGTATATAGACAGATTACAAGATCAAGTATCAACACTTAAAGGTAATCAATTAATGTTAGAAAGCAGTATCAAAGAACAAAATGATTCAATAAAAAACTTTTTAGATCAGCAAAAGAAAAATGCAGAACAGCTACAGTCAATGACTATATCTAATCAAGAGGCCCAGAGAGAGGTCACCAAGCTCAGAAGCACTTTTGCAAAACATGACATGGATGATTTAGCTTTAAATAAACCTGGGTTACTAGAAAAAATAGTAAACAGAGGTACAAAGAAAGTTAAGAATGAGCTTATAGCTATAACAGATCCTCAACAATTTGATAAAAATGAAACAGATACTATTAATTAGTTTACTTCTTACAACTGCTGGATGCTCCCTTATTCCATCACAAACTAAGGCGGTTGAAGTTGTCAGCATTGCTGCTATGCCAAAGATATATCACCCCCCATTACCTTTGGAGCTACAGCTTGTTGACATAGATTGGACTATTTTCACACCGGATCTTATGGAAGAGTATTTAGATAATGTTAAAAAAGGTGATGCACCTGCAATGGCTTTTTATAGTTTAAGCACACAAGATTACCAAAACTTAAGCATGAATACAGCAGACCAAAAACGATACTTAAAAGAAATATTGTCTATAGTAGAATATTATAGATCTTTAAATAAAAAAGGAGATGAGAATGAGTAAAGCACCAGAAGCATTTGTTTATAATGTAACCCTAGATCGTGTTGTGGACGGCGACACATTTGATTGTATAATTTCTTTAGGATTTGATTGTTACTTACACAAACAACGAGTTCGACTGCACGGGATTGATACTCCCGAATCTAGGACCAGAGATCTTGCAGAAAAAAAATTAGGTTTAGCTGCTAAAGAAAGGCTTAAAGAGCTTTGTTGTGGTAAGTTCAAAATAAAATCACTAGGAAAAGGTAAATATGGCAGAATACTTGGTATACCTTATACAGAAGACGGTAAAGATATTTGCCAGATGCTTGTTAAGGAAGGACATGCAGTGGAATACCACGGCGGTAAAAAAGTTAAAATTTGGGGAGCATACTAATATGAAAATATCACAAGAAGGCTTATCGCTTATTAAAAAATTTGAAGGCTGTGAACTCAAAGCTTATAAATGCGCAGCTGGAGTTTGGACAAAAGGATACGGCTCAACTAAAGGCGTAAAAGAAGGCGATACTCTTACTCAAGAAGAAGCAGATGATTTATTACTACATGAGATGGATGAATATGAAGGTTATGTATTAGATGCTGTAGAGATGCCAATGAGCCAACATCAATTTGATGCAATGGTTTCATGGACATTTAATTTAGGGCCTTCTAATCTAAAAGCATCTACTATGCTTAAAGTTTTAAATAATGGCGCATACGAAGATGTGCCTGCTCAAATAAAAAGATGGAATAAAGCCAGCGGCAAAGTTTTAGAGGGCTTAATCAGAAGAAGAGAAGCTGAAGCTTTATTATTTGAAGGCAAAGAATGGCATGAGGTATAGGTATTGGCCTTTGTTAATTTATGCGCTTTGTATTTTTTTAACCAGTTTATATATATACTTAACCTAGGCGTTTACGCTTAGGGTAAAGTTGTTACTATGTCACTACCTAGCAACTTTACCCGTCTTTACTAAGGAAATATGAGTAAAGTATCAATCAAAGATTTTAGTATCTTATCAGAGCAGGATAAACAAGAAGCCATAGCTCTTTTACACAGATACGACCAAATAGATAAACAAGATGATTGCCAGAATGATTTTATTAATTTTGTAAAACATTTATGGCCAGAGTTTATAGAAGGTAGGCATCATAAGATTATTGGTGAAAAGTTTAATAGAATCGCTCAAGGTAAATTAAAACGTCTTATAGTATGTTTGCCTCCTAGACATTCAAAATCTGAATTTGCATCAACATACTTTCCTGCATGGATGATGGGCAGAAGAGGAGATCTTAAAATAATACAAACCACCCATACAGCTGAACTAGCAGTTAGATTTGGTAGGAAGGTAAGAAATATTATTGATAGCGAAGAGTATTCACATATATTCCCGGATCTAAAGCTCCAGGCAGATAATAAATCAGCAGGTAGATGGACTACAAACCAAGAAGGTGAAAGTTTCTATGCTGGTGTAGGCGGTGCGATTACAGGTCGTGGTGCGGATTTACTTATTATTGATGATCCTCATTCAGAGCAGGACGCTTTGTCACCCAAATCTTTAGAGTCAGCTTATGAATGGTATACCTCCGGACCTAGGCAGCGTTTGCAGCCTGGTGGAATTATAGTGATAGTAATGACGCGTTGGAGTATTAAAGATCTTGTCGGTAAAGTATTAAAGAAACAGGGCGATGAAAATGCAGATCAGTGGGAGGTTGTAGAGTTTCCTGCAATTATGCCAGATACAGATCAACCCTTATGGCCAGAGTTTTGGAAGAAAGAAGAACTGTTATCAGTAAAAGCTTCCTTACCTGTAGCCAAATGGAACAGCCAGTGGATGCAAAATCCAACAGCTGAAGCTGGTTCTATTGTTAAAAGAGAGTGGTGGCGCAGATGGGAAGGCGAGGAAGTTCCGGATCATAGCTACATAATACAAAGCTACGATACTGCCTTTTCTAAAAAAGATACAGCTGACTACTCTGCTATAACTACTTGGGCAATTTTTGAAACTGAAAATGACGAAGCAAATGCAATTATTTTATTAGATGCAAAAAGATTTAGAGTGGATTTCCCAGAACTTAAAAAGATTGCCTTCGATGAATACAAATACTGGGATCCAGATTGTGTTTTGATTGAGGCAAAAGCATCTGGTACACCACTTACACAAGAATTAAGACGAATGGGCATACCAGTAACTTCATATTCACCAAGTAGAGGCCAAGATAAAGTAGCAAGAATGAACAGTGTTGCACCTATCTTTGAATCTGGAATGGTGTGGGCTCCAGAGGATTCTTTTGCAGACGAAGTTATAGAAGAGATGGCTTCCTTCCCTTATGGCGACTATGACGACTTTTGCGATAGTGCTACAATGGCTTTGATGCGATTTAGGCAAGGTGGCTTTGTTTCTTTAAAAGAAGATTACCAAGAAGAAGCCAGTTTGATGAAAAAGAATAGAGTGGTATATTATTGATGTCAATAAAGAAGATATATTTAACAAAGTTTACCTGGGACGCAGAAGATTACGAAGGCCCAGACATACATGCTGAGAGTTGGAACGAAGCCCAACACATAGCAGAAACCCAAGGACTAACCCTCAATGGTGAGTTAGTTGACTTGATTTTAACAGGTGATGAGAAGTCGCCAAGAGTGATACACTAATATTATGGCTATAGAAAGAAGATTAGGAACTGAAGGAAACCCAGACATTATCGAAAACAGCTCGGCTGTTGAAATAATACCAGAACCATCAAGAACGGACGAGATCCAGAACGCTGCACAAATTATGGTTAATGAAGAAGGAGTCTTGCTTGACGATGAGATTATGGAAGAACCTATGCCAGAAATGGAGTTTAGTTCTAACCTTGTAGATTTTGTTAATGATTCTGTTTTAGAACAACTTGCATCTGATTTAGTTAGCTCAGTAGAAAGTGACAAACAATCAAGAAGTGAATGGGAGAAAACTTATACGGATGGTCTGAAATATCTAGGTATGAAGTTTGACGAACAAAGATCACAACCGTTTGAAGGATCTAGTGGTGTTATTCACCCTATTCTTGCAGAAGCTGTTACTCAGTTCCAAGCACAAGCTTATAAAGAAATGCTACCAGCAAAAGGACCTGTAAAAACACAGGTAATTGGTGCTAGAACAGTAGAAACTGAAAGCCAAGCTGACAGGATTCAAGAGTTTATGAACTACTACATTATGAATGTAATGGAAGAGTATGATCCAGAGCTTGATATGTTATTGTTTTATCTACCACTAGCAGGATCTTGCTTTAAGAAAGTTTACTTTGATTTTGTTACAAACAAGGCTGTATCTAAGTTTATAACTCCAGAAGATCTTATTGTCCCTTACGAGGCATCTGACTTATCTTCAGCAGAAAGAGTTACGCATGCAATTAGCATGTCTTACAACGAAGTTAAAAAACAACAAATTACTGGCTTTTACGCAAATGTAGAAATACCAGAAGAATCTTACGGTGACGAATCAGACGTATCAAAACAAATTAATGAAATTCAAGGAGTTGAACCTAGTTACAAAGAAGACAGAAACAGGACTATTTACGAAGTTCATACTGTTTTAGATCTTGAAGGATTTGAGGATATAGATGCAGAGGGCGAGTCAACAGGTCTCAAACTTCCATATATTATTACTATAGATGAAGACTCAGAAACTATATTGGCTATTAGAAGAAACTATTTAGAAGGGGATCCTTTAAAAAATAAAATCAACTATTTCATACAATATAAGTTTTTACCCGGACTAGGCTTTTACGGCCTAGGTTTATCGCACATGATTGGTGGACTGTCCAAAGCTTCAACATCTATATTAAGACAGCTTATAGATGCTGGTACTTTAGCTAACTTACCTGCGGGTTTCAAAGCCAGAGGTATGAGAATACGTGATGAAGACGAGCCATTACAACCAGGTGAATTTAGAGATATCGATACGACCGGTGGTTCTCTGCGTGATAATCTTATACCTCTTCCAATTAAGGAACCTAGTAATGTATTAATGCAGTTACTTGGTTTATTAGTAGATTCTGGTAAAAGATTCGCAGCTATAGCCGACATGAATGTTGGTGATAGTAATGCAGCAATGCCAGTAGGCACAACTGTTGCTTTATTAGAACGTGGCACAAAGGTTATGAGTGCTATCCATAAAAGATTGCATTACGCACAAAAGCTTGAGTTTAAGTTACTAGCTAAAGTATTTGCTGAGTATCTACCACCTGCTTATGAATTTGCTACTGGTTCCGGGCCTAATGAAATCAAACAGTCTGACTTTGATGGACGTATAGATGTAGTTCCTGTTTCAGATCCAAACATATTCTCGCAAAGCCAAAGAGTTACTTTAGCCCAAGAGTTATTGCAAATGGTTCAATCTAACCCAGAGATCCATGGACCAACAGGTATTTACGAAGCTTACAAAAGAATGTACGCAGCTCTAGGCGTTGATAATGTAGAAGCATTAATACAACCACCAGCAGATAATTCACCTCAACCGGTGGATGCAGGTTTGGAAAATGCTAGTTTATTAATGGGACAGCCAGCACAAGCTTTTGCAGGTCAAAACCATAAAGCTCATTTGGACACCCATAAAAGCTTATTCTTGACAAAGGTTGTCCAGGATAACGCACAAATACAATCGGTAATCATTAGTCACTGTATGCAACATCTACAGTTCTTATCTAAAGAAATTGCAGCTGAACAGATACCACCAGAGACACAACAGCAGATAGAACAAACACAAGCACAAATGTCTCAAGTATCACCTAAAGAAGCCAAACAAATACAAGGACAGATACAAATGATCCTAGATCAGTTTAGTTCACCTGTTATGGCTGAACTAACAAATGAATTCTTACAATCAATAGG